GGACCCATTCACTCCCGCAACGCGAGAGGCCCCTTTAATCCGACCTACACGTTGTGTCGCGTCCAGGATCAATACCCCGGACGCGTTCCACAGCTGTAACCCTGCCGACATTACCAGATACCCAAACGTACGCGGAGCGTGCCGTTATTGTCAAACACCAGAAGCTGGCTATCGTTAATAGTCATGTACCCGCTACCTCCGTTAGCACCGTTAAGGGTTAGTACGCCGTTCTTATCCAGAATCCAGCGCGGTAGACCGTTAGCGCCTATAGCGGTAGATTGAATAACCCCGCCAATCATCGCGTTAGTAATCCAGCCAGTCCCAATAAACGCTTGGTTCATAAAGACTTGACCGCCTTGGACAACGAACGGAGAGGACACAGCCGCACCGTTAGGGTCAATTACGGAGAACCTACTAGCCGCAACCAACACCTGAGACTCAACGGTACCGCTGGTGTTATCCACCCCAATACCAATGCCAGCGATGTAAGTCCGGCCATTCGCGGTAATCTGCGTTTTGATTTGGTACGAGGCCGATACACGCCCGTTGAGGTCAGCGTACGATTGCGCCACAGTTTGTACAGCGGCTGTGTTTTGCGCGGTCTGAGATTGAACGGTAGTGATTTGCTGAGCTTGTGCGCTATCTGCGTCAATACGTGCCTGTGTCTCAGTCTGCACAGCAGATATCAACGTAGTAGCCGTTGAGGTAATCTGCGCCGTAGTGGTGTCCACCTTTTGGGCTAACGCTAAGTCCGCCTCAGCACGCGCGGAACTCTCAGACCACACACCAGCGTATACAGTAGTGTCTCCGGCATACTCGCCGTTATCCCCCGCCATTTCTGGTATAAGGACCTGAGCGCTGATACGGTCAACACGCTGCGATAACGCGGAGTCACCATCGATACGTGCCTGTTGCTCTGAGGTAATAGCCGCCTCTGTATCCGTAACCTGTTGCTGTAGGTCCGGGATAGACTCAATGGGGGCGAGTAGGCTTTGCGCAAGTTGGGTAGCGGTAATCTGGCCCGTGAGATAACTAAGGATTTGTGTTGCATCCGAGCTAGCTACACCATACACGCCCGCCTCGCTGTCCGATGGATACCACGGTCCGATATTCCCTGAGGTATCTACGAGACGCGCCCAAAAGAACATACCCGCGCCCGCCGCTAGTCCCAAGAGAGACGTAGCATTGGTTGGGTAGCTGTACCGCCCTAGCTGTACCGCGTCAGCAAACGAGTTGGTACTACTGTAGTACACCTCCGTGTATGCCGTGTCAGCCGCGTTGGGAGGGAAGGACCACGCAAGCCGGATTGCAAACACCTGGTCCTGAGAGGCCGTTAGGCTGGACACGGTAGGAGGTGCGCCGGTCTTACCTTGTAATACAGTCTCAGAGGAAAACGCGTACGGGGAGGTGATATCGAAAGCGTTAATCGCCCGCACGCGAGCCGTATATGCGCCCGTGTATATGTTACTAACATCAATCGACAATCCGCCGGTACGCCCCGCCGTGACCCACTCACCGTTATCCTTACGCCAGTCAACCGTGTAAGCCGTTGCGTTCTGCGCAGCGTCCCACGCGATAACCATGTTAGTTTTAGCTATGCCCTGGTCCGTAACCACGTACTGAGAGAGCCGTACGTTAGTCGGAGGCATTTGGACGTTAAGCGAGATTCCCGTAACGGGGCGAACATCGATAGCCGCGCCATTATCGATAGCCGCAAATTTACCCGGCTCATGTTGGGTAGCTACGACATTGAATGTAATACCGTCCGCCTCTGTCACGCTAGACACGCGGAACAATTGAGACTTAAGCGTAGCGCTTTCCAGCATCCACACTGCGCCGGTAGCGGGAACCGTTGAGAACGGTGGGTTAACCGTCACGATAGGGCCGCTTACGTTGGTGACCGTACTGGCTTGCGCCACGCCGTTAGGCATGACAACCGTTAGAGTGTCTCCCTGTGCTGTACCGTCTACGGGCTTATCTAGCGTGACCGTGTTGGTACCGCTTACTTGCCTGATACGTCCGCCCATGCGCTTACCAGCGCGTGAAGCGTCAGCAATTGCGATTACCTGGCCGGGTTGAGCTAACGTGCCGTCAAGGCCAACGCTAAAGGTTACCGAGTTGGTCTCGTAGCGCGAGGTAAGGAGGGTCCAGTGTCCAACGCGTTGCGCCTGGCCACGGCTGGTACAGGCAAAGGCCGTAATTTCCGCCTTGTTAAGGCCATAGCGCGCTACGCCGTCCTCGTCCTCTACGTACTCTACGGCTTGCTGGTACGCGTTCTCAGGGTCGTTCCATGTGACCAACGCTACGGTATAGCGCGTCTTAAGAGAGCTACCTACATACTTGAACGCACCACCAATTACGTTGGCCGCCGTGTAGACGTACACCGGGTCAGAGGGCATATCCGCCGCCGCAGTGACATTGCCCGCCGACCAGTACGCCATACCACGGAATACGCTAGCGAGGTCTTGTAAGACCTTGAATGCATCCGCGCGAGAGGTGATATAGCAATTACAGGTAAAACGGGGTTCAAGGCCGCCAGCACCGTCACTCACCATTACGTCACAGTATTGGGCTATTTGATACAACGCGTACCGGTCTATCATGGTCGCGTCTACCCACTCGCCCGCGCCGTAGCGCGTGTTTAGAACGAGGTCATAGAACACCCACGCCGGGTTATCCGTCCAGCCCGTAACAAACGTACCATTCCACACACCCGCATACTCGCGGGTAGTAGGGTTATAGTTAGAGGGATACTTAATCAACAAGCCCTTAACGTCATAAGAGCGAGTCGGGACGCTTGAGAATTGCGAGGCGTCAAGCTGGACACCAACTACCGCGCTCATTGGGTAACGTAACTTCGCGTCAATAAGCTCAGTGTAGCTAACAACGTTAGTAGTATCTTGAATGTACGCGCTAGTGGTGTCGGCTGTGGTCCGCACCACACGTACCGTGTACTGTGAGGATGCGCCGCTAAGCTCAATTCTGTGTGACCGCTCGTACACGGACGAACACTTACCATCAAAAGCCGTGTCCAGCACCGTACTAAATGAGCCACCGTCTATGGAAAGCTGTACCTGATAGGCTACACGGTATCCAGCGATATTGCCGCTAGACGGGTCTGTATTGGACAGGGCATTTACGCTCAGAGTGATACGGATAGCGTTAAGCTCTAGGTTTGTGACAGTATGTGTCCACGGGGAACTCGCCTTAAGCTCAACGCCTACACTAACCTCGCTGGCGGAGCTTTCGAATCCGGAAATGTATGCTTGATCGATAGTACCTAACCGGTAGTCGAATTGCTTAACATTAAAGTTATTTGACCCGTCTTGATTCTGGATAACTGTGTTATCAAAGTACGCGGAGCGCATGGCGCTAGCCGGGTCAACAAAGCCGTAAATCGGACCCTCAGAGATAAGGTCCAATATTTGCGCGTATGCTGTGCTGCTAAGCGTATCGTCCGCTTGTGTGGGCGTGGAGGAGCCGCCGCCTTTGCTACCGAGTACCAATGCTGTCATTATTTATCCGCCGCTGATATCCCCGCGCTAATCACGGTAGAACCGACCCGCATACGCCCATAAAGGAGCGGAACCGGGCCACCTTGAGAAGTAGTGTTTTGCGCACCGTTGAAGTAGTAGGAGCTTTTACTATTGCCACTCCCGTTACTTGAGGGAGCATGCGCGGAGAGCATTTGAGCAACTCCGCCGAGGGCCATAGACGCACCCATGAGGACCATTTGACTAGCGTAGGGGTTGCCAAAGTACGCGGAGACCGCACCCACCACAGCGAGCGCTACGCCCGCAATAGTTTGAAAGAGGCCCGCTGATTTACTACCCTTGATAACCGGGGCGATTCGGACAACACCGCCGCCGCTTGGGTACTCCAGCTCGCTTTCCTTAATGTGTCGCTTATCTACCAGCACACCGTAAACAACTCCACGGTCCTTACTCGTCATTAACTCTCGCTCAAAGCCGGGAACAAGCGCAACGAGGGCGCGGATAGCGTCTTTAGGCGAGCGGAGTACAAACCTGTGGACGCGTCCGAATTTAGCGCCAAGGTATCCGTATAAGCGAACCTCTCTAACTTTATCCATCTACGGATACCTCCTTATGTCTAAGAGTGTGCGTTATGTAGTCGCGGTAACGCGGGAGCTGGTCCCGCCGGGAAAGTTGGCCCCATAGGTGGTGGATAATCCAACCGTCTCCGATATAAACCGCTGCGTGATTCGGGACGTTGTTACGGCTCGCCACCTTCATGAGGAGTACGTCCCCCGTCTTAAGCTCTGCGATCAAGCCTTGGCTAACAAACCCCGCTTTCTCGTAATTCTCTGTATAGAGGTTTGTGTGTCCGTCATTCCACCAATGCGCAACGCGCGGGAAGTCCGGTAAGGAGATTCCGTACGTGAGCTTGTAATAGCGGCGGACTAGGCCGTAGCAATCGTGAGTACCGTGAGAGAATGGACAACCGATAAGCGGAGCCTTGTATCCGGTAGGCCCAAACTCATGCCAACCGTCTACGGCTATCGAACCGTCCACCTGTGCGCCTAGGCTCACAATGATCCACAACGGGACGCCCGCAGACTCACACGCGCTCAGGTCAGCAACGCTAGGGAGAGCGGAGGCTCCCGGGTGGGAGTGGACGAGGGCCGTAACCTCTCCGAGGTCCTCCGCTGCTGCGAAGTCCTCCGCGCTAATCGCAAAGTCCTGAGAGGGGTTGGCCGCCACGTTGGTACAGCGGAGATACTCCCCGTTGACCACTAGCCCGCAACACTCATTAGGGTAGGAGTCCAAAGCGTGGCGCGTAATAGAATCCCGGAGAGTATCGCTAGTCACAACGTACCCGCCGTACCAGCGGAAGGGAACCCACCGAACGGTAACGGAGCGTTTTGTCCGAACCGACATTTACAGCTGGACAACCTCCGCCCACATACGTCCTGTGCGGGATCACTTACGGGGTTGTTATCACGGTCAAAGTACGCCGTACCTGTGTAGCCGCAAAGTGGTCCACGGTAAGCCCATTGCTCAGGGCAAATCATAGCGATAACCTGGCGGGCGGGGAGCTGACGCCCTGAGAGGTCCAACGCAGAGGCCAGCGTAAACTCTACCTGTACGTTGGTCTCCTCCGTCTTTTGGTCGATAAACCAAACCTCAACTGGCATTTCCTCATTGGGGTCCGCCGAGGGTTGACCGTCCAGGTACTGCGCAAGCGTCCTATGCCGTTTCACCTTAGCGCCTACCATGTCGCCAAACGCGATACAGAGGGCGGAGATAGAGCCGTCTACGTTGGCTAGGGTAACCGTAGGTGCGGGTTGTGACGCGTCCCCGGTACGCTCAAAACCGCCGGAGGTAACGGGCCACGGGTTGTACGCGTTGCCTTGCCAAATGATAGGCCCGGACTGGAGGTGTGCATGGAAGCGTTGTACGTCACCGCCCATGCTTGTTAGGTCCACCTCGTAAAGCTCAACAAGTGCGCCCGGTTCTAGTTGCTGGATATCAGATACGATACTCATTAGGAAACCTTAGATTCGAGGATTGCAATACGGCCTAATGCGTCTTGTAGGGCCGCTCCTAGCAGAGGTACCAGCTTTGAATAGTCCACAACTTGAGGGACAATCTTACCCGCGCCGTCTACGGCGTCTTTATCACCGTGTACCGCGAACGGGAGAACGTCCTGTAGTTCGTGTGCGATAACGTAATGGTGAGATTCACCAGGAAGGGCGATAAATTCACCCTCGTAGAATCGAATAAGACTTAGAATATCCGCAGCGGCGGAAAGGGGTGCATAGTTAGTTTTTAGGCGGTAGTCAGAGGTGGTGTTATACGCGACAGAGGACCCGTTTGTAGTAATGGAGCCTACAGCTGTGCCAGCACCGTTAAAGAACAAGCCAAGACTGGTGTTAGACGCCCCAATCACTAGCGCGGGATTTGAGCTTGCAGCGAATACACTGATTCCAGCACCCGGACGATACGCGAAGCCGTCTATGTGGTTTCCGGCGGGTTCGGTTGTGGTAGTGCCAATTAGTAACTGTCCTGACGCGTTGAGCTTCATACCAGTTTGACCACGGGGAACAAGGGAGATTGTCCCCGCTGCTACAGTTAAGTCCGCGTTACCTACCGTTCCGGAGGTACCA